CGCAACGTCCAGAATATGAACGCAGCCAATTACGCACTCAACAACTTCTTCTCCACGGACTGCCAGATGGAGCGCCCTATCCAGTTCGCGACGAGCCAGCCCAACGTCTTCTACAAGGGAGGCCACCAGACCGGATTTGGCGGCTGTAATATCGACACCAACTCGGAGCTCTCGATTGGAAGCCTGAATACTCACGCCAAGTGTAAATTGAGTCTCCTGGAACGCCCCTTTAAGACCGTCCCTTATTTAGGACGCGGCGCCGTAAACGTCGATTTTGAGTCCAAGATGCTTCAAGGCGATATGAATACGAATAAGAAGAGCATCACGCAATTGTCCGAGCAATTGAACGCCGCACACGGCGACTACCCTCTTCAGGAGGAGTTCAAGACGACTATCAACAACCCGGCGAATTATGTGGAAGGCGCGGCAGTCAATGGATGGATTCGTGGTGGCGTGCCGTCGAGAGAGTTGGTGAGAGACCAGGAGTACCTCTTTAAATAACTGCTCCGACGACGCGGAGCGTCGCGTCGCCTGTGTCGCGACACGCCACTCCAGAATGCTACCGCTTCGCTCCGCATTCTTTCTTGACGCATCGCTCATCCCTCGTCTAGGCTCGGTCAATCTTCTCGCCTCGTCGCTCGTTCCGTCCCGCAGAGCAGGACGCCACTCGCTGCTCGGCTCGGTCATCTTCGCCGATTCTGGGGGAGAATTTGGCGAGTGATTCCCGAGCCGAGTGTATCAGAAATCATATAAACATATAAAGTCTTGTTTCATATAATACTTTATAGAATAATGAATTCAAACGAAACTGCGGGTATTGTTGAACCGTATGAACTGCCAGAGGACGATCTCTCGGGATATCAATACGACATCGTCCCAACATATAAAATGATTGAGGACGCAGACGACCAGGATACGCTATTCCGAATCCAATTTCTTCAAGCCTTCGGTATTACAGACCGTGAATATCATCCGGAGATTGTGTCTGCGATTATCAGCGACCTTTACGAGAGATACAATCGCGTCCCAGGAATCCGAGAGATTCTAGAATCGCATCCGCTGTATAACGCCCCTGGCGCCGCCGCCACCACCACTACCCCGCCCGATTCCCCGTCTCCTAGCAGCCACCACCAAAATGATGACATCTGTCACAGTTGCCCCGAACCCGATAACAGTGAGATGATTTTCTGTATGATGTTTTCGTTTCATTTGTTTGATTTATTCCATAAATGCCTTCGTCACGCGAAGCACGGGGAAGAAATCCCGCACACCCTCCGGGATGAAATGAAGGAAAGTTTGCGGACATTGTTTTAGTTTAGGAGAAATAATATAGTATAGTAGTATAGATTTCATTCCATTCCATTCCATTCTAATGGCCTCCACCCGAAACAAGAATACCCGCCCCGATTTCAAAATCGAGCAAAACGTCCAGAACCTCGCGCGCAATTATGTCGCGTTTGAAAACAGCTACGCCGGCAAGGCATTCGCCCCCGCCCTCGCGTTTGAAAGTGTAGGCATCCTCCCCACCAAGATGTCCCGCGAGCATTTCGCCCGGAATTCGGTGGATATTGAATCCGCGTTATTCGGTATCAACTCTACCAACCTCGTCGACCCACAGGCGCCCGTCGTCCCCCAAATGAAGCAACTCCCTGAAGTGAAATTCTTCGATAGGATGGCGATGTTTATGCCGGAACCGTTGGTGGTGGAGAAGGCGTCGAGGCCGTTTCAGCACGCGGAGGCGAAGTTGTGGTGAGGGGGGGTGCGTCCCCCAACGACGCTGGCGTCGCTTCGCTCCGCGATTTAAAGTTGGGGGAATTTTTTAATGTGGGTATAATGTATAACGAAATATAATACATTATGGCATCGGCTGATAGCAAACTGTCGAGTGGTGATGAGGCGCTGATGGATAAAGAACGTATTATGGAAATGGTCCCTACACTAACTCCTAATGATGATATATTATTAAAAAAAAAAATCTTGTAGTTCAGTATCGACATAAAGGATTAGTAGATGCGTTAAATATAATGAAGAGTATATTATTAAAAGAAAAAACTCCAGCCGAGTTTTTTAAGCCGTCTATTTTTGATAGCCTAAAACGAAGCGAACCTGCGACTAAAGATATTATACTTAAAGCAATTTATGGTTATAATAATGCTTTTGAAATGCCTACTATATACCAACAAGATGTTCCTACTGGTCGCGGTGAAGTTCAAAAATTTTATAATGATAATAAAGATTTAATAAAATCTATACCGCCTGAGGTTATTCAAGCGTATAGTCTTGATGAATTTGAAAATCTCGCACGCCTTTGGGAAAATAAATATGGATACAGGTTAAAAACCGAATATGAATTAAGTGGCCAATATGAAAGAGATTATAACCCAGATGGTCCCTGGACGATAGGTGGTAGGAAGCGTCGTTCCTCCAAAAAACGCACCAAATCCGCCAAACGCAAATCAGCCACCAAAAACCGCCGCCCTCATCGCCGCCATCGCCGCCGCACCTCCCGAAAGTAACATAAAACTATTTTCTCCTTTAGTATCATAAAAGCTCTTTGAAACTCACTCACTCACTTCGTTCGTTCGTTCGTTTACCCCGCTCCGCTCCCATGCAAACCCTCCAATTCACCAACCCCAACCCCCGCACTTCCCCCGCCGGCTTCTCCGGCTCTTTCAATGCCAACAACCAAGGCTACAGCGGCGCAGGTCGCGTGACTATCGGCAATGAAAACAGAAACGTCTTCGTCCAAGGCCAAATCGGCGGCGGCTGGTCAGGCGGCCGCCCCAGTGTCGGCGGTATGGTCGGCGGAACTATCCGGTTTTAGGACAGACTCATTGAATAAATGAATAAATGAATAATTGTAATAAATAATATACCGAAATATTAGTTACTACAGAATGAAATCGAAAACACTCCGGAATAGGACACGTCGTCGTCGTCGCAATGTCAAGAAAACGAAAACGAAACGCGGCGGGATGTTTCGTCAAGCATCCCGCGCCGCACGCACAACCATTTATAATGAAGTTCTACCCCTCTTCAACAATTTCAATAACCATATCATCGGCCAAGAACTAAACCCCAAACAAAAAGAAGTGGTCCAAAATGGCAATCGTTATTTCGAAACCGTCGGTGACATTCCCGCAGATGATCCACTAAAAGCGAGTATAACCGAATTGATGAAAGAGTGGTCCAGCATCGAGAAAAATGCCGAGAAAACATTAGGATTGTATAATAAATTATTATTAGCCCTAAAAAATGCGGAGATAAGGCGAAAACAACAACTGGCAAAGGATGCCGCGTCGAACAGACCAAGTATCGTTACCGGCGCATTTTCATCAAACCCAAATTCGCTTACATCATCACCACTCGTTTTACAAGGAACGTCATACACGCCACACGCGTCGTCGTCGTCGTCGTCGCCATTCGCACATACGCCAAAAGCAGTAATACATCCACACTTTAATACCCCAGCGAAACGGCCCGGAAATTATATGGATGATTCAACATCGCCGCCAAAATTAAACCCGGATGAAAAAGCACCACAATCAATAGACCCCAATGATTTATTATATGTCCAAGGGACTAGATTATTTCCGAATCCCAAAAATACCACACCACTCACGTCACCGTTTAAACCTACTCCGCCGCGTTTACCATCAAAATCCAGAGTCCCTTTAGGTCCTTTAAGTCCTTCTCGTCGGTTAGTCCTAGGCTAGCCTCCTAACATACGACCTCCCCCAATATTTATCCACACGCCCCACACATATATCTCCATTTGCCACCTGTCGCGGTGTAGGGATACTCGTGTGTGTGATTTCCGTCACAAGCACCTTCGTTCCCGCGTCACCTCCGTGTAGTGTCCAATACATATACGGCGGACTTACCATTATTTTTCCATTGAATTTATGTCTGCTCGGGTATGATACCCGCATTTGCTGTAATGCCTCTGAATACCACCCATAATACTCGGATGTATCTTCTGGGAAGGGGGTAGATGTCGGTGTCCTTGGTGTCGTCATCGTTCGTTCGTTTGATAATAGTAATCACAATTATTATCAATCAATTTATTCATTCGCTCGCTCCTTCATTCATTCATTCATTCATTCATTCGCTCGTTCGCTCATTCATTCATTCATTCATTCATTCATTCATTCATTCATTCATTCATTCATTCATTCATTCATTCGCTCGTTCGCTCGCTCACTCACTCGCTCGCTCGTTCATTCATTCATTCGCTCGTTCGCTCGCTCACTCGCTTACTCGCTTACTCGCTTACTCGCTTACTCGCTCACTCGCTCATTCATTCCTCCCCCAGCCCCGCAAACTGGTTATGGACCTTCACACTTCCCGTTGTCTTTGCTCCTTTTACCTGTTGACTCGCGAATACATCGACGCCGACACCGCCACCGACGACGACGCCGTCACTCGCACTGGACGGAATCTGAACGGTTAAAGATGGAACCATCCTGCCTCCTCGCACAGGTCTAGCGCTACGAAACCCGGTTCTAGAATCGGCATTTCCACTCCTCTCGATTGGTCTTCCCTGACGCGATGGAAACGAACGTGGCCTTTGTAGTGATTCAGTGGTATCATCACCCGCACCCGCCGCCGCCACCGAAGGCGTCACATTCAAACACGCAAATTGCTGCGCCGCAGCCAACTGATTCACATAATTAATCACCGTGTGTTTCGTAACAAACAACCCCGCCTCCTTCATCGTAGCCAAATAGATGTCATAATGAAGTTTATACATGTGAGTCTTCAACTCGCGGTCATATTCCTTCAACGGCTTAACTTCCTTCTTCACGTAATGCGCGATATATGCGTCATAAAGGCGCTGGGTATAATCGTGAAGACGGTCGCGAAACTGGCGGAACGCGCGAGAATGTTGCGGGTGATACTTCAAATACTCGTCAATTTCTCTGTCTTTGCGCAGCTGGAGATACTGCGCCATTAATTTCTGCTCCACCCCCTTGCGCTTCTTCACGCTCTCATATTTGGGATTACGTTTCTTATAGCAGAACCCGGTATCCTTATCCACAAAGACGACGCCGGGCAATGAAACGCTGCGGGTTTCCAACGACGCATACATTCGGCAATAATCTTCCACGGTATGGCCCTCGCCCTCTCCCTCGCCCTCGGCGGCAATACATGTCAATCCGACAGGCATATGGGAAACACTGCCGCCAAAGTTCGCAGAGAAAATGTCGCGGTCAATGCGGATGACGTCCACTCCAGCTCCAGCTCCAGCTCCCGCTCCAGCTTCCGCTTCCTTTGCCGTCACACTATACACTGCGACCAAATACAATTTTGGAACAGTAATTACATTGACGATTTGATTCTTGGGATGCTGGATGACGAGTGAGTAGCAGTATTGCTTGGGAACACCGTCCAATCCGCCTGGAAGCAAGCTCAACACCTCGCAGATACGGCGGCGCAGAACCTCTTGGACGCCCAGCTTTTGGAATGTCGACGCCGACGCCGACGCCGACGCCGACGCCGACGCCGACGCCGACGCCACCGAGTCCGACGCAATCGCGGCTTCCGCCTGTGCCTCTACGATATGGTCATAGGATACTTCACCTACGCAACTCTTTGTCGCAATATACCACTTCTCCCGCCAAAACAGATTCACCATAACACCTTCAACCATCTCTTCCGCTGTAAGGTGCCCGCCGTCCGCAGAATTTACAGGCAGCGAATTCATCTCATCAGATAGTTTCAGCATCTTAACCGGCGCAACGCAACAAATGCGACCATTGCTGTCAAATACTACCGAGCGAAACCGCCCCACACTATTGTATTGTTCCTCGGTAAGTTTAGCGCGGTCATATTTCAATGTGTAAAACACACCCGACGGAGTTTTAGAAAAGTGAAGAAGGAAGCCACGTTCTGCGCACCAAGCACGAAGGTCGTGAACGTCGCCCGAGCCATCGACACTCTCCGCTGCGACCTTCTCTACAAAGGCGGGCAAATCGGTAAATTCAGTTTGTGATATAGAAAACATATTACGATAATACTAGTATACTATCACACGAGTAATCTTTATATAGGTTTGGTATTGTGAATTATTATAGTGGGATATAACAAGATATAACGACATAAAATAGTATATACTAATATATTAAAATGGATCCACCGAATATCGATCCAGAATACATCGACATCGACATCGGCAGCGATGCGCCGCAACCGCCGACATCAGAAGGCACGTCATTGTCTATTAAACTCGGCGATTTTATAAAGATTATCGCGGCGACCCAACAAGAAATCCACGACCGGGTCTTTTTAGTCGACTATATCTCCTCCCGCAAAATCAAGCTCATCGACATCGAATCTCTCGACGTAACTATTTTAAAAATGGACGCAGCCGGTAATCTCAACAATGAAAGTATAACATCCATTGAGCTTATGAGTCGCCCGGATGAGAGAGGATATGCGAGGCAAAATAATTTAGTCGTATCTACGTGGGTGGATATTCGATTCGGCGGGGATATTCCGACCATTATTACCGGTATGATTACGGATTTGGAAGAGGATATGATTGAAATCCGCACCTATCCAGAGGATGAAATGATTTACATTAATTTCGCGTATATGGGCATTCCAGAGGAACTACCGATTGAAGAGATTAAGATTCGTGCGCCGCCGTCGGCGTTTGCGGGCACAGCGGCGGGCACCGAGGCGGGCACCGAGGCGGGCGAGGCCGGGTTTTTGACAATGGGAATGGATGCCTTGGAATCGGCGTCGGCGTCGGCGTCGGCGTCGCCTCTCGAAGAACGTCGCCGCCAGCGACAATTGGCGAGAGCCGCAGAGAACGCGGGAGAAGACGCGACCGAACAACCCACCGGTGAATCGGAGCATACTGTGCTCTCCGCCGCCGCCCCCGCTCCGCCCGCCGCGCTTCGAGAGAAATTGCGCAGTATCCTCATCGACGCAGACCAAATCGAGGTCGGCGAAGAATTAGAGGTCCTCGTCCAGACCGTGGATATTCCCGATGAAAACCGCCGATTTAATTTAGAAAAGCAGTGCGACGACCTCTTGGATACCCTAATGACAAACATCCCCGCCCCCGAAAAATCCCGCAGCGTCCTCGCCAATATACAGCGTATGGTCGTCCGGTTCCGTGAACTCAGGCACCATTTCTCGCGGTTTGATACCAACGGAAACCCCGCCATCCCGCCCGCCAAAAGCGCGCATTATCGCCCCCTCGTAGAATCAATGATGAAGATGGACCGCGCCCTTCGCTGGATTATCCCCATCGTGAAATCAAGGAAAGTTATCTATGATATCCCCATCGACGAGAGAACCGCATCCGAAATGGATATCGCCCCGCGGTTGATTCAGGAAGAGCGAGAGGCGGAAAATGAACTCCAGCGTCAATGGTATGATGGGTCGATTACATACGCGCAATATATGACAAATCTCTCGGCGCGCCATTTCACACCCAGTGCCGAGCCGCGTTATACCCACGATGTCATTAGCACGCGTCAGGTGAACGAGAACATTACCGCCGTCATCGACAATTTGGATGATTTTTATTCATCCGTCGTCAATGGGGACGAAGTGAAGCGCCGGCGTTTCGTGATTCAAAAATACAATTTGGGTCTCGCGAAAGTCCGACCCTCCGACGGCTCCGCGGCCGCCGCCGAGTCGTCCGCCGCCGTCCTGAAACGCACCACCGAGTTCGCGAATCTCACCCCCAATGACCGAATGAATATCGCCGGTTTCCTTACATTCCCCGAACCGGTTATTTATTATTCGCGCATCGCACTCCCGAGTATTAATATCCTGGATAAATCAGACCTGAATACCAAAAACGTTCATTACTGGGATATGTTGCGACAAATGATGTCGCTGACGACCCACGATATCACCGACCTAACAACCCCACTGGATTTGAACGCGCACGGGCTGCTTAATGAAATCAAGCAGTTTGTCCTGGAGCCTGAGGCCGCCGCCTCTGCCGCCGCCGCCGCCGCCGCCCCGATGAACGAACGCGACAAGTATCGGAAATTCTTGGAGGTTATACTACCAAAAACCCGTAACATTTTCGAAATGATGCGTCAGTATATCCACGGACGCCTTACATTACAGGACGTCCTCGCGTTTATTGAACCGTTTCTTGTATACCAGGAAGACCTAAATGTGAAGCAGTATGACGAAATCGTCGCGTTTTTATATGAGCGCGTCCTAGAATACAAGCGGAATTATGCGACGAACTACCGGAAGTTCGGGCGTCTGCGCTCGTTTCACTACAATGTGCGTTATATGGGTGTGTCGATGATATACAAACTGATTGTGACGGGTAAAATGATGGACGCGGATGTATTTAAGGCATATGGGTTTCAAGACACACAAGTCCGTTCCGGTGGCTCCGCTGGTGCCGCCTCCGCCTCCGCCGCTCCATTTGACGACCGTCAGCGCCAACAAGCTCGAGGCCAGGCATACGCGGCTGGGTTGGCGGAACAAACCGAATACAATGACAATCTTCTCTCGTCATCGGAACTTCTCTCGCGAATGCTCGCTGTGGATTATGCGAAGTTATATATGGACGCGGTTGCCGTGACGACGACCGAACTCATCACTCCCTTTGATTTTAATCTCGTGCTGGGCGAACAAAGCCAGCAGTTACGAGAGGCGGGAGCGATGCGGGGAGGCGCAGGCGCAGCCGCAGCCGGAGCAGCCGGAGCAGCCGGAGCAGCCGGAGCAGCCGGAGCAGCCGGAGGAGAAGCGGCATCAGACGCCCCGAAACGCTTTGGCCTCGTCCTCGCGAAGAACTACCCAAACGAAGAAGCCGTCCAAGAAGACAATGACAGTGAACACCCCATCTTTTTTGACAAGAAATACGATACGACGGATTACGCTTTCATTGAGTCCTACCGCGACCAACAAGAGTCAATGAGCGGCACCGATTTCACGATGTTTCTGGTAGACGAACTCATCAAGAAGAAGAAAATGACGTATGAAGCGGCAAAGAAGGAGGCCGAGGCGATTATGGTGGGTCCAGGGATGCGCCCTGTCAATGACGGGGATTATGCGGTCGTGGAAGTGGATGAATACGTCGAACCGGGTGCGGACGTGGGCGTGGGCGCGGGCACCGCCGAAGACGCGGACGCGGTCGGGACGACCGAAACTCAATTCCTGTATTTTAAACGCGATAATGGCAAGTGGGTTCGTGATACCAGTATTCCCGCCATCATTCCAAGCAGCGACCGGAACTATTTCTGTAATGTAGACCGGGACTGTATTCCGCTAGCGGTAGAATCAACCCGGAATATGATGTCGCAACTGGGGGAAATCGGTGGTGGCGGCGCAATGACCAGCGTGACAAGCAAGGATGGCACCGACGCAATCAAGAAGGCGTTCCTGGATAAAATGAAGGCGGAGTTTGATGTCAAGTATCAGGTGACGCGAGAGAATTTTATGGAATTCGTAAATAAGAAATTCGAATACGACCTGAAAAACATCGCGCGTATCAGCGAGATACAGCATAAGGAATTCTACAAATACAATGACCGAAAATACAAACTGGGATTCCACACTCCCGCGGGGGCCGCCGCAGGCACAGACGCCGACGCCGACGCCGACATCGACGACGCGATTATTTCGCCAATGGAGCCATTGAAAGACAAGATTATCGCCCAAACCGACTTTGTGAAACGGCAATACGACCTCATGCAGTTCATCACCAGTTTCACACGGAAAGCGAATGAAATTATGGACGAGGACCCGCATTGGTTATACTGTATCAAATCCAACTCGAAATTATTGCCGTCATTTTACGAGACGATTGCCATCGCGTTTATTCAAGGCGGCGCCGGCAGCAACACACTATCGGTCGTCATCGACACCATTTGTAAAGAACGCGGCACGATAAGCGACGACGGAGAGGCGTGGGTGGATAAATATAGCGGCGCGCTTATTAAAAAAATCGAACATGTCACGGAAGAGGGGTTTGACGACGCAGGGTTCAAGCTTGTTACGAGAGATATCATAGAGGCCGACCTGGGGGAAGGCGTGCTTAATGTCGCGAGACCGGCGGCCGCAGCAGGAGGAGCAGCGGCAGGAGCAGCGGGCGGCGGCGGCCTCCACGGTATCAGTATCGTGGAAAAATACGACAGCCCCAATGCGCGTATTATCAATAATATCATCACCACAATGACCGGTTATATGGGAATCGACATCCACGCCGAACGCGAGTTTATTATTCAGAGCACACTGGCACTTCTGGAGTCATCGGTCCCCACCGAAGAGAAATACCGCGAGAAGTCGGAGCGATTATTCCGAGAGAAGGGCAAGCACCTCCCCCCGTATAAGGACACATTTTTCCAGACACTGCTTCTTCTTACGCTGGCCTATCTTACGGTGGCAATTCAATGCGCGATTCCTGTCCCGAAGACGCGCAAGACGCACGCCGGCTGTGTCCGGTCCTTTACGGGATATCCTCTGGATGGCGACGGCGATGTATCCGGAATGATGTATATCGCGTGTATTGCGTATAAAATAAAGACGAGTATTGAGCCGTGGAATACACTGAAATCTTTTAAGAAGGAGGGCGATATTCTCGCCAAATTAAAAACACTCATCGACACATTGATTCTTAGCAAGCCCCTTATCAAGGAGCGACTACAAACGAAGCGGGACTATCTGCGACAAGGCGCGGCGGCGGCGGCAGGAGGCGATGCCACCACCGTCCCAGAAGAACTTTCCATATTACGCTGGTCCCATTTTATGCCGCCGATGAAATCTCTCGACAATATGCCGACCCCCCAAAACGTCGCCGCGGATTTCACGAATCAACTCATCACCGATATGAAACGCGGCTACCACGGGCAACATGACAAACTCGCCGTCATTGAAAGCAAGTGCCAGTATTTCAGTCTCTCGATTCAACAAATGATACACCATGTCGTTAAAAACAGCAGCCCCCTCCTGCTGAATATGGCGAATGAGCCCTTCCTGGAAAATGCGTGCTGTAATGACCCCATTGACCGACGAAGCAAGCGCACAATCGACTACTTTATGGAACGTGAGCAAAATATTCATCATCATAACCGGATTATTGGGTTTCTGGCGAAAACGGCGAGAGATATGGCGGTGATGACGCGGCCGACCACCATTATGGATAATCGAAATACGCGGTTTCAATATCCGAATATTCCCGCCGATTTCGACGAGCAGACGATATACCGTGCGTTTATTCATTACTGCCGGATGAATCAGCAGTATACGGCGGCGGCGGCGGCGGCCACGACCACGACCACGGCCACGAGTAACCCCGTCGCCACCGCCATCGCTCTGTATTTACAACCGGCCCTCCGAGAGATTTGCCCTCCACGCCCCCAAGACTGGAACCCCGCCGACATTATTGACGATAAAATCCGCAAACTGAAACGGGATTCCAATATTTTTGACGCCAGCAGTCTAGAACGATTATTGAAAGCTGTTAATCAATACAAAATGCGAGACGCAGGATATAAGACCGCCATTCGCCCTCAAGAAAACACGCAATTCCAGCGGTTTCAAGATGCGATTCTCTCGTTGGAGCGCAAGGCAGCGGCGGCGGAGACGACCGAAGAACGACACCACGACACCGTCATCGTCCCCCGCGAACTCCGACAACTCATCCTCGCCATCCTCCAATCCGCCTCCCCCGCAATGGTCCAAGAAGACACGGAGGAAATGCGCGACCTGAAGAACTATCTCCAAACGAAGAACCGCGAGATGCGCGCCAATGTCGTCGGGTTCATTCAACAGCACGGCAAACAGACCAAGGGGAAGTTCCGAGAGATTGAGAGGGTCGTAGATACAATCCTGGAATTCGAAATCAACAAGAGCAGCACCGTGCTGATGTCTGCCACCGACGAAACCGCCGCAAAGAGCGTCCAATTTATGCGAAACACGCTGACGCGCCTTATAGACGTCATCCCCAATATTATCAAAAACGGCGTGGATTTTGATGACACGAATATCCCGAAACATTGGGGCTTCTCGCAGACGCATATGAAGGATGTCAAGGGCATCATTTCGTCGCATTATACATCTCTCAAAACGTTTTATAACGACCGGGTCATTCAAGAAGTCCTGCGCCACGCGGACCCATTTGTCCGTGACCTTAAAATTATGATAGACAATACGCCATTTATGGCAGAGATTTTCTTTGATGAAGAGAAGGACGTGAAGATTGCGGCTGCTGCGGCTGCCCTGTCCGTCCAGAGTTCCCGTCTACCCGCCCGTGATGAACCGCGCGAAGTTGACATCGTGAAAGAATTGGGTGAGCGTGTGTCGCATTCTACGCGCAAGAATATCTTCACAATGTATCCGTTATTTGACCGGAACATCGTGCGTAATTTATATCTCTTCTATTTCCTTTCATTCCTTACGACGTTTGTTACACTCGTGGCGGAAGCGCCTGTGAGCATTTATGAGACGGAGCCCACGCGGGTGGCGCGCAAAGGCGCGAAGAAAGCCGCCACTGCCGCCGCCGCCGCCGCCGGATCCGCTGCCGCCGGATCCACTGCCGCCGCCATCACCCGCACCGCTACGCTCCGCGAAGACGAAGACGAAGAACGCGACGAACTTGCCCCCCATTCGCGCCTCTATTCCGCCGACGCAGCCTCCGCCAGCAAAGGTCAACTCCTCTCTGAGATGGATACCCTCCTAGGCGACAAGAAGGCACTAGGTCAGCGCGTCTCCGAACTCCTCATCGCCTACCTTCGTATGATTGATAAAGACAAAGCGGCGATTAACTTCAATCTCGCGAATATTAAGGAGAAACTCACCCGCGTGAAAGACAAGGAGAAGGACGGTGTCGTCGCGCGAATCGGCGAAATGTCGGTCGGCGAACGTCAGCTGGAGAATATGATGAAGACGCATAAGATGGGAATATGGAGCCGCGGAACCTCGCAGACAGGTGTCGTCATCTATGACCAGGATTATTATGATGAAGAACGCGATGAGATGGAGAAGATAGCGCAGAAGGAGCAGCAGCTTGGCCGCCGGGACTATGTCACGGATATGAACCGAGAGATTTATGTAATGGATGCGCTGGAGGCCGACCGCAGCGCCGCCGAAATAGAGGCGCACGAACTGGATATGTCGTCGGGTATTCCGGAGGATGATGATGCGGGGGAGGATGATACTGCGTATATTCACCGACACGATGACGAAGGTGATGATTGATGCCACCAAAGGTGGGTGGATGGACCGGACCGGACAGGATTGTAATATTTGAATAATATAAAGACCGCAACGACCACAACGACAATGAATCAAAAGGTTGTTATTTATATTATTCTCTCGGCAATTCTATTATACTTATACTATCGCAAGAAGGATTTCACGATATTCGTAGCATTTGCCGTCGTTGCGGGGGCGACATTGATATTCAGAAGCGCGACAATCGGCGAGGAAGGGTTCGGCGGTGGCGATAAAGAGTGCGCGAAACTTGGATTTAAACCACCAAAGATTCAAAAAAAGAACTGGAAGAAATCTTTAGTAACTACTTTAAAAAATATACAAAAGGTCGCAGATAAACATTGGCCATTTGAAGATATGCTAGATGTTAAACCTAAAAATGATGACGCAAAGAAAAATTTTAGTATGATTACAAATAATGCGTTTTATAAAGTAGAGTCTGCGAAAATAAGAGATGATAAAAAAAAACAAGATATTCAAATGAAATTTCTCGGAGGCGCAGCTGGAATGTATGAGGCGTTCATTACATCGCCATCGGATGAAAAGAAAGAAAAGTTATCAAAAGACCTAAATTCAGAAGATGTAGCCAAGGCAATTAAAGGTGGTGAAATGGTGTTGGCATTATTGAAGAAGAATCACGAAAATCTGAAGAAGGAATATAAAGCGGGAGGTATAGAGATGGAGACTGGCGTGAATGACTTGTCACAGTACCTAATTTGCCTTTGTAAGCAGTGGATAACTATTTGGAAGGCATTACAAAAAGCGAAGATCGGGGGCGAAAGCGACGACAATGGCGACGACAAGGGCGACGACGAAGACGAAGACGACGAAGACGAGAAACCGAAAAAGAAGAAAAAGAAATCGACAAAAAAGAAGTCAAAGAAGGTCGACGACGATGACGACGAATAGTAGACAACGGAATAAACACGAATAAATGAAATATTGTAATATACTAGTAACTAGGCTATTACAATACGATACAGTATGAACGCAATCAAAACATACCTCCGTAATAATTTAGCAGGGTCGGCCATTGTGCTGTATATCATCGTATTTATGCTGGTCCAGTATGCGACCCCGTCGTTTCTTTATAACGATGACGGCAGTCTGCGGGAATTTGGTGTGGGTTATTCTAGCAAAACCGTGCTGCCAATATGGATCGTCGCGATCGTGCTAGGAATACTGTCGTATCTGCTTGTATTTTATGTGTCACGGCCGGTCACACGTATTCTCGTGTAGTTCAAACTATGTTCGTTTCGCGTCTCGCGTCGTTCACTCGTTCCGCCTTCGGCGCCACTCGCCACTCCGCTCGGTCATCTCTCTCGCGTCGCTGCTCGTTCCGCCTTCGGCGCCACTCGCAACTCCGCTCGGTCATCTCTCTCGCGTCGCTGCTCGTTCCGCCTACGGCGCCACTCGCGACTCCGCTCGGTCATCGTCGCCTATATTTTGACACATTTTCATAATTCCCGTCCGATATCGCGAGAGATACGAGCGGAAGTGGAGCGAGTGGAATGAAGCGAATGAGTGAACCGGAATGAAATGGAGGTGAAACGAATGAGCTGAATGAAAGGAGCAAAGCGACGCGAGTCTAGGAACGGAGCGGAAGCATGGTGAAACGAAGTGGAGCCGTGCTGTAACGACGTTCACCCTGTCACTGTGAGGACCTTCCCCTTCTCTTCCGCCTCCTTCTTCTTCGTCGCATCCTGCGTCTCCTTAAGCACCTGCGCGCGTATCTTCTGCTGTTCTGGTGTAAAAGAACAACCCATATTCAGTAAGTAATTATAGCTGATACTAACAACAAGCAAGCCGCACAGCACCAGCCACACGAATTCGCCCACAATCGTCTTCATCATCAAGAATTTCCGGATTTTCTCCAAGTCTTCTACTTTCGCCGACGGCCTGATAAGTCGCGATTCTTTGAAACTGTCCCAGAAACGGTCTAGATTATCAAGCCCTAGTTCGTTTAATATAATAGACTGGTCGGTATAGATTTGCTCTAAAGCCCTACCGATATCGCGTTTGTTTTTTACGTCGTCTTTAGGTATATCCGCGCTGTCACTAGCGCCGCCGCCGCCGCCGTCTCCGCCCTTCTGCGCCGCCGGCGCTAAATCAAACTGCGGTGTCAAAATCGTATTGAATACATCCTTTAAGTCGGTCACAGCAGATACGAACATATACCCGAATGTGTTACTGAAAGGTGTCAACCAGCCGGGAAACACGACGAGCGCTGACTTGAGTGCGCCTAAAACAAGGAACCACGGTATTACAGTCGCCAAGAGTGCCGTCTTTTCCTGGTCGAATCCGCAAATATCCTTCGACATTGCGAGATTGATGAAGTATTCGCCGATAAGGAGCACGATAAAAAACAGCGACGTTATCCCGCCGCTTAATACGCCATTTTTCGTGTATTTATAATAAGAATAGGCGCCGAATACGGCCAAGAAGAAGAATATCGCAACCGATGAACTTAATTCCGCCATAGTAATTACATAATACACGGATTATTATACCGGCAATTCTCTCGCGTTCCCATTCTCCCCTTATTTTTTCCCGGTATATTAACGTAGCGAAGAAGCAGCGATGAACGATAATGCGCCAGCCCCTACACTCACCGAGCCAGGTGTCCGATATTTCTTAAGCAAATCTCTCGACCAGTGTCGCCGAGTCAAAGATTATTCCCACACACAAACATTTAACGCTACGGTAGGTATCGCATTCTTCATGTGTTTAGGCATATTTTTATATCTGCGATATAAGGGGAAGCCTACACCAGAAGAAGTAGACGCGAAGAAGCGTCAGCAGCAGGAGTATATTCTCTCGAAACTCAAAATGGTAAACGCCACACACTACGCGCAAAGTAAGGGCATTCCGATGGACGCGCGAACCCACCCCGCGGGGAACGGATTAGGAATGCTGACCAACCTACCGGCGTGGAGGGGGCCGGAAGATGAATACTGGACACGTAAATACGCGTAATATGTAATAAACAAATTCTCCAAGTATTTTAATTATACAATTACGTAAATGTTTAGTTCTTTGCCGGGGTTGCCCGCAGGACCTTATACCAAAAGAAGACTAATTACATATAATTTACAACCGGATGCGTCGTTGCCATCAATCGTGCCGATTCATACGAATCATAAAAAGCAACCACTCGATTTTTGTGTCTCGTGTTTTATACACAGAAATAACGCGTGTTCCAATAATATCAAAAAAAACGGAAATAAATTATGGTACGTATTACATAATTTAGTTGAATCTATACAAACCCCCAAAGTAACAAATGAAGAGTTTCAAATATTGTGTACGACAATATCAACGATAATCAAATCATTACCGTGTAGAGAGTGCGCGCGCCATTCTTTGATATGGTATGATACAGAAGTCAAAAACAATGCGAAATTACATAATAGAATGGAATTTATATATGCGTTATGGAAACACCATGACGATGTGACGAAGCGATTATTGGTTATAAATCCGGGTACTATAATACACCGATTAACGTGGGTTGAGTATAAAAAACAGGTTGAAATCAACCGAATTAACTGCGCCCATATTGTGAATGTATAATAATATAATAACATAATTGTTATAATAATAATTTATATATAACAATACATACGTATGTCCGTATACCAGGATTTACACGCGGCAATTCAAGAACGCGGCGGGTCCTCGTCCGCGCAATACGGCGGCGGTGGCGGCGGTGGCGGCGCAGCGGCGTCTCGTATCGCCCAGCAAAAACAGACCCAAGACACCCGCGACAACCTGAAAAAGGCCACCCGTGTCCTCCTGGAAATGACGCGCAAGCAAGAAGACGCCCTCAAAAAGCACCTTCAGCGCGCGGCCGATCCCAACGACTTCCGCGGGTTGGTTTACCCCTACCAACTCATCCCAGAAGAAGAGCGCACGAAAATCAACGACGCCACCCACGGATACTACTCTTTCAAGGAAAAGTATAACACCGCCCTGGAAAAGCGACGTCAGCGCCTGATGAACGACCCCATCATCAACTGGAAATCCCTCTCTTCCCAGCAAAAGGCCAAACGCCTCGCGCTCATCAAACCCGCGTGTATCGTGTGTAAACAGGAAGGCGGGTCATTATTCACCGAGACCGACGGCAAGTTAAAAGCCATATGCGGAAATATCTCTCAACCGTGCGGGTTTCATATCGAAGTCAGCCGCGGCAAATACATTAGTTTAGAAACTTTGATGAACGAATCTCTCGAAGAGGTGCGCGCGACCAAGGACGAAATCATCCGAATGAAATTGGACCTCTTATTCAGGTTCATTAATGAGGACGAGCTCCTTGAGCGTTTTGACGCCATCCAGCATAAGTTACAAGAACAACAGAAAATGTATGCGGAGTTTCGGAGTTATTATTTAAGCGTAACCGACAACGATGACGCACGCGCAGATACGGAAACACTGACGCGCGTGATTTCCGAGAAGGTCGCGCTTATTAAGGAATATATGGTCGAGTTCCGCGACTCCGAATGGAAGAACCGAAGCATAATTGATGATATTCTCGTGCTTTGCCAGCAGGATATTGAGCCGGCATTTATGAAGATGCGAGAGACCAAGTATGTCTACTCGCAGGTGGAGACGACGGAGAACGCCAATGGCGCGCTCATCCAGATGTATAATGACAAAGAATTCAATCTCTCGCAGAAGCGATATGGATACAATGAGCTGTATATGCCGGTGATTATGCCGAAATGGATTGCGGATAATAGGATAGTGAGTAGGCCGGTGGGTCCGATAGGGGCGGCGGTGGCCGCGCCGAAGCCGGTAGGAGCGGCGAGGTAGGGACGGGAGTCGCACCGAAGCCGGTGGGGGCGAGGAGGTAGAGGATTTTCTAGTAGTATTATATAAAGAAAGAATGACTCAACCACCGTGGAAGGTTCCTGTTGTTAAATTAACTAAAAATGAAGTAGTGGTTGATTTGGGGGGGGGGCATTTTGTTAATTTAGTAGGCCTTGAAAAAAAAATCACAATTGATATTGATGGTGATAACGTTTATATTAACGCTATACAGAGTGATCAGTATGCCGAAGGCCAATTAAAAACAAAGATTTATCGTTTGGTTGAAAACAAACAAGTTAACTGTATTATACCATTTGTATCTGAATCTAATATTGGCGGCGGTCGTCAATCGCATCGTCGTCCTCCTCGCCGTCGCGCCACCCGTCGCGCCACCCGTCGCGCCACCCGTCGCACTCGCCGCGTATAATTATCGTAGTATACTATAATACACTACGACATACAATATGTTAAATATATTCAACCATATTTCCCTTCCGATTTTCATCGTAAGCCTCGCGGTCGGCCTATTTTATGTATACATCTCAGTCCCAAAACCTAAGGTTATTTATGTCTACCCGACCCCCGACAATATCCGCAATTTTCAATTTAAAGACCACGCAGACAACTGTTTTTCATTTGATGCGAAGGAGGTGAATTGCGCGAAGGCCAAGGGGGCGGTGAAGAAGATACCGGTTCAGTAACGTAACCGGGTTATACCCGGTGAAGTCGAGCGTAGCGTAGCGGAGCGAAGCCGGACCCTAATTCTAATTTATATCCCTTATATATTAGAATACAATGGGTTTTCAGCGTCTGCTCCACACGGAAACAGGCCGCATTATTATGTCTATCGTGCTTGGTCTAGGTATCGCATCGCTGTTTCGCAAGGTGTGTAAAGACCGGTCGTGTATCGCTTTTCGCGCACCACCTCTCAAAGATTTAGAGAAGGATACGTATAAGTTGGATGATAAGTGTTATGAATATAAGACAAAGTCTGTGAAATGTGAGGCGGGGAAGAAGGATGTGAGTTTGCATTAGATCCGCGTCGGGTTCTCGTTGCGTCTCTCGCGTCGTCCGCTCGTTGCGTCTGCGACTCCACTCGCTCCCTCCGCTCGGAATTATCGCCTATATACGCTCGGAATTATCGCCTATAAACGTGTCCAATATTAACTCGCTTCGCTCGCGTCGTGCGTCCAATATGTATCCCAACCAATATTGGTATACATATATTTAGTAATATTCCATTCCATTCCAATGAGCGACACCACTAGTATTGACGATCTCCCTTTAAGTAGCCAAACGCCGGGTTCGGGACACACCCCCTACGGGGGCGGCAATATCGGCGGCGGTGGTGGCGGCGGCGGTGCGCCTCTCATCTACTCCCCCAATGTAGGCGGCGATCCGATGACCTCCCACGGACCGACCAACATCCCAGGCAATGTTATGAATGAAGTCCTCCATGGCGTCCAACGCGCCAGCGCCAACGGGATGACAATGATACCTACGAGAGATATTCCGATGAACCCCAATTCATACACACACGACGACCAGTCACGACCCAATTATGTCCCGGATAAGTCGGTCCATTTCGAAGACGGCGGCGCGGGCGGCCGCGACTATATCAAAGAACATGCCTCAATGGAAAGCATCGTCCGCGCCAATGCGCGCCAATCGAACCAACTCGACACTATCGAGGCAATTTATTACGACCTTCAAATGCCGATTCTTATTGGTGTTCTTTATTTTATATTCCAGATGCCCGTTTTCCGCGCGCAACTCCTCCACTTTCTGCCGTCGTTGTTCGGCGAAGACGGGAACTTCAAAATTATGGGTCTCACCGCGACGAGTGCGATGTTCGCAGGGACGTTCTTCGTTATTACCTTGGTTTTCAATAAGTTGGGAGAGGGATTGAGGTGATTATTATGTTTGTTTACGCTTCCGCGTCTTCGCCTTCGCCGCATCCTTCGCCTTCGCCCCCGTCTTTCCGTTTTCATACGGAATATACCGCAGAAACCACTCCTCAAATTCGCGTGAATCACGCTTCCCCTTCAACTCCTCGTATTTCTCCGTCTTCTCAAATCGCATCGACTCCAACGTCGGTTGTTTTCCATAACAATTGATACTGAAACGCCGTAATAAACCGGTCTGCTTGAGACGATTATGTTGCTGGACGTCAAAAAGGAACTGGGACATACACAGAATACGACTCACGTCATAGTATACACGGTCGGCGTAAATAAATGCCAAGTAAAAGCTCAACATTGTATCAATTGTCGCAATACGAATAGACTCGCCCGCTCCCGCTCCCGCTCCCGCGCCGCCGCCGCCGCCGCCGCCGTCACCGTTTACCCGTATTGTATTATAACTATGACACGCGAGTGGCTTATACAAGAACGCGATGACCTCATCGCCGATGCGAATATCGTAATGTTCGGATATGACCTCGCCGATGCCTGCGTGCTTCGTATATTTGACGTCGGTATACTTATGCGCGGTGAGTTCGCGGACGACGACTTCGCATAGTTCACGGGGGTCTTCCGAGAGAATATCAAAATCGGGGATTTTATGGACGATACGGCGTTGGTTCTTTGGCATATACCGCGAGTATAGGATATTCGCATACCCGCCGAAGAAGACCGCGCGGTTCTTGATAAATACATCACGGACGATATTATAGATATCCGTCTCTGCCAGTTCTTTCTCTCGGTTGCTTTTATAGGAAACATTGGATGTATTGACAGAGTATTCGGGGCCCGCCTCCTTGTCCGTCTTCGCATTCGACTCCGCTTCCGCCGGGCTCGCGTCGCGGCTCTTCTTTGTCACCGGGCTCGCGTCGAGGTCGCTCGCTTCTCGGCTCTTCTTTGTCACCGGGCTCGCGTCGAGGTCGCTCGCTTTCATAGAATACAATACAAACGTATCATCCGCACCCAATAATCTCTCATAGGTCGCAATCAAACGATAGCGATTCGTGAGTTTATCTTTATCCACCGTGTATGTAAAATCGCCAATCGTCTCTTCGTGGGAAGGAACCGCGTGATACAAACGCTTCAAATACGCGCCTAGAGTGTGATACTTCCGAATCACGGTGCTGATTGCCTTTCGCTTCAGAGCCTTTACCGAGCGAGTCGCGCTGCGACCGCCGCCGCCGCCCTTCTTCACGGTCCGCGACCTCGACCTAGACTTCGTTTTTGAAATACTAATTTCCCCCGTATTCCCTTCGAATCCGCGCTGGTATTCTATTTTATCACAGTCATACCCTTTGAGTGGATAGTGTGTGTTCAGTAATGTCAAACGCTTCTGGACTTTCTCCCAACGAGAAACATCGCCATCTGGACGCGATAGTTCTAAATACATTGCCATCCGAAGAAAGTCGGGTGGAGCATACCGGATTTCTTTCTTAATAATCGCATCGCGAGAGATTGTCTTGAATAGCGCGGGGTCCATCTGCGTAATATCCGCAATCCCCGTAAAGTTCACGAAAACCTTGTATGTCCCGTGATGGACGCCCGACTTGGCTTCTACATCTTCATATCCCGCCTTGTAATAGATATCCGCGAGCTCCTTCGCGTCGTCTAGAGCATTATCCGAATAAAAGTCATAATCGGGGAGCTCGATGTCCTTATTGTAAAACTGGGCGTCTTCGGGGAGAATATTATTGATGGCGGTCCCGCCATAACATACGAGCTTTTTGCGCGCGATGAATTTTTCTACGGTGGATATAATGTCTTTAACTTTGGGGTCTTGGATGATTTGCGCGCCCTTTCGTTTTTCCATTACGTCCACGGCTTCGCGCAGGATTTCGAGCTCTTTTTCATCGTAAGACAAGCCGCTATCATCACGGTCGTTGTTGCCACGGCGGTGCTTGTGCTTCCGTGTCATTCAAATACTTTTATTCTGAATAATAAATTATATGATGTTAGTTATCATATGATTAGAAAATATAATACTAATGGCTCATGACTCGTGACTCGTGTTCGCCGCGTCGTTGCGGCTCCGCCTCCACTCGCGACGAACACTCGGACAGTCGTCGTCAATTCCGGGACTCGTGTTCGTCGCTTGTTGCGGCTCCGCCTCCACTCGCTCCGAACACTCGGACAGTCGTCGTCAATCCTGGGGCTCATGTTGTCGGGCAGTCGTCGTCAATCCCGTCGTCTCGCATCCACATTCTTATTTTGAATCGGCCGTAGGCATTATGAACCGTAAATTCTTAATTGCGTGTGGAGTGTCACCCCCATCGGGGGTGACGGCGCAAGGAGCAATTAAGAATTTACTTTACAGAGTGATTTTGACCCCACCCGCCGCCTCCGCCGGTCTTGACTCCATCGACGCCTTCGGATTGGGCGGTGCCGGCGGAGCAATCGTAATCGGGACATATCGCAGGTCCTCCGGTTTCAAAATGAACGCATACCCCACCGATGCGAATTTATCCTCATACGCCTTCAACTTCTCATCACGCGCCTCCTCCTGAAAGCACATTGCGGCGATTTGGCACCCCCACGTAAACGGCCCATTGTGTCCGTCATTGACGGGTCGCCCCCCCTTATCCGGCACCACCAAGCACATATTCTTCTTATTCGCGTCTTTAAATGCCTGTGGGTCGCCCACGTTTTTCACACCAAAATAGGTATACTTACTAAGAAACATCGTATTGGAACTCATATTTATCAGCTCAAACAGTTTCGTTTTACGGTATATCGGGTTCGTCCCGTCCACCATCAAGATGATTTTCCCCTTGAAATCAGCGAGATTTTCATTGCCTAAATCCTTGGTTTGATATTCGCGCCCGTATTTCGGGCCAAGCAAGTTCCGCGCGACGGTCTTACTCCCAGCAATCACCTTAGCCAGGTTGTCATACATTGTCACATTCCGCGACATAATTCGCATATGGATAATGAAGGGGTCGCCCGGATTGGGGCATTTGGCTCCGGAGAATGCGTAACTCCCGAGGACTTCAAATGCGTCGGAGACGGGAATATGGTTATACGTTTCTTTATAATTAAATGAATTCACAGACGAAGATGCGATGACTGGCTGATTATCCACCGAAAACACCTCGAAATCAATGAAACGACACCCACGCGCGAGGGTGTAGAGACACGCGTCCATACTCACCGTCGAGTTCTTGAATTTATCGGGATTGAATGCGTTATACGCCGACTTGATGTAATAATCGCGCAACTTGAATCGGCTTTGACTGTCCTGTGGATTGATGGATGTGAGGTTCTTGTCGATGAATTCTTTCGTATTTGCGTCGGGATTCTCCAGACCTTCTTTTCCAGTGGGTGCGGCAGTAGGCACGACAGTAGGCACGACAGTAGGCGCGACGGGCGCTATCTTTTTACGCTGATGGACCGTCATTTCATTCTCGGTTGTATCCACTGTAAAATTCTCGGTGGAAAGCACGCCGCCGCCGCCGATTGACGACGACCGGACATTTGTAGGAATAAGTCGTTCAATTTGCGAAAGAAACGTCTCGGTTTCCGACCGTGGTGCCGCCTTCTTCGCCGCCGCCGCCGCCACGAATCCTTCGCGCCGCTGCCGCCGCTCATAACACCGCGTCTTAATAAGTTCCGATATTTTCCATAATGCGAATACCAATATAATAATACCAATAAACACGATTTCTATTTGCGGTTCTTTCATTGTAATTATATACCACGGATATAATTATTATATATCGTATAGATTTTTATATAAAGTTAATACAAGTAGAAATATCAACAAATACTAAATGACAGGCGGCCTATTGAATCTCATTGCCACTGGCAACCAAAATGTGATTCTTAACGGCAACCCCAAAAAATCCTTCTTTAAAAGCACCTATCTTAAATATACGAATTTCGGCCTTCAAAAGTTTAGAATTGATTTCGACGGTCAGAAGAAACTCCGGATGACAGAAGAGTCCAAGTTCACATTTTATATGCCGAGATATGCGGAACTGCTAATGGATACCTATGTCTGCGTGACACTCCCCTCCATCTGGAGCCCCATTCATCCACCGGCCCGCGTGGAAGATATGTGGGCGCCCTATGAATTCCGCTGGATTGAAAACCTCGGCACCCAAATGATTAAAGAAATCACGATTTCCGTCGGTGGTATGACCCTCCAGCGTTTCTCCGGCCACAATTTGGCGGCGATTGTGGAGCGCGACCTAGATAACACCAAGCGCGACCTATACAACGAAATGACCGGTCACGTCCCCGAATTGTATAATCCAGGTTGTTCGGGTGCGCGCCTGAATCAGTATCCCAATGCCTATCGCACGGCCAATGTAGCCGGCGCGGAGCCCTCTATTCGCGGGCGCAAGATATACATCCCCATCAACGCGTGGTTTACGCTCTCCTCCAAAATGGCGTTTCCCCTCGTGTGTCTCCAATATAACCAACTCCAAATTGATGTGACGCTGCGCCCCGTGAAGGAATTATTCACCATTCGCGATGTGGGTGACTCCGCTAATTATTGGCCCGTTGTCCAACCCGACTTCACGAACCCCCTTCACCAAATGTGGCGGTTTTTATACCCGCCTCCCAGTATCGATTTATCGCTGAATTCATACCCGAGTCTTCGCACGGACTGGAATGCGGACGTCCACTTGATGGCGACCTATTGCTTTCTCTCGGATGATGAGTCCAAGGTGTTCGCCGCGAATCAGCAGAAATACATGATTAAGTCGTATTATGATTGGACGTTTAATGATGTGACGGGGAATAAGAAAGTCAAGATAGAGAATTCGATGGGGATGGTGTCGTCGTGGACGATGTTTTTCCAGCGGAGTGATGTCAATATGCGGAATGAGTGGAGCAATTATACGAATTGGCCGTATAATTATCTGCCGTATGATATCATCCCCGCCCCCATCGACGATGATTGGCGCCCCGCGTCGTTTAGTGAAGTCGTTACCACCGCGAGCGACATTCAGACGACGGCGTGGAGTGAGAAATACACAAATGACCGCTACTTCTATGATAAAAATGGCCCGAAGAACGGGATTGGACCAGGCATCAACCCGCGTGATAAACGGCTCACAGGCCTTCATATTACGGGGGATTTTCAGTCGGAGAACGAGCGCGACATTTTACAGATGTTGGGGATTTCATTGAACGGGAAATACCGCGAGAATCTGCTTGATGCGGGGGTATACAATTACGTGGAGAAATATACGCGCACCCGCGGAAGCGCAAAACCGGGGATATATTGTTACAATTTTTGCCTGAACTCGGACCCTTTTGACTTACAACCTAGCGGAGCTATCAATATGAGTAAGTTCAATCAGATAGAGCTGGAACTCACGACGATATATCCGCCGTTGGATACTGCGGCGGAGGTGAAGGTGATTTGTAATCCGAACACACGAGAGATTATCGGTATGAATAAGCCGAATGTGAATATTTATTTGTATTCGTATGACTTTCATATACTGGAGGAGCGGTATAATGTGCTGACGTTTGTATCGGGGAATTGTGGGTTGATGTATGCGCGGTGATTCCGTAGACTCCACCTCCGCGGTGCGTCGGTTCCGCTACTTCACACCGCGTTGCGCCGCCGGGTTGTTCGGTATTTAGCACAGTATTGGCACAGTATTGGCACAGTATTGGCACAGTATTGGCATAGTCACGGAGTGAAGTAGCGGAACCGAAGGTGGAGCTGCGGAGCGACGTGAAACACGGATAGGAGTAGCGGAACCGACGCATTGCGGAGGAGGAGCTACGTAGCGACGTGAAACTACGTAGCGACGTGAAACGAATAATCTATTGTATATATAACCTGAATACATATACAATGGCGGATGACGATAATGAAGAAACAAATGTAGACGAAGGCGGCGACGAAGTCGGCGGCGACGAAGACGGCGGCGAAGAAGAGACCACATTTAGCAAAGTCGGTGGGATGTTCGGCGGTGGCGACGAGGCCGAGGACAAGGACAAGGGCAAGGCCGCCACAAAGAAAGCGGCTATGAAAACAATGTTCGATATCGCCGCACTCAAAGAATTCGGATTGAGTGTCCTCACGCTCTTCATTGAAACCATCATTATTTCCGTTATTTGTGTGAATATCCTCTTCTTCTGTGCTCCCGAAAGTATCCGTATGAATAGTCTCAATCTAGAAAAACTATTCCCCACAGACCGCCACAAATGGCCGTATTGTTATACCAATGAATATACATCGTGTGACGCAGATTGCGAAGACAAGTTCGGCGGAATTGCGGACGACCCCAAACTCCCGTCATCTAAAAAAATCTACCTGAAAGCCGCGATTATTCTAGACACCTACGTGTTTAAATGGTTCTGCCTCACGAAAGACGATATTGATATGATAAAAGAGAGTGTGGATGAAGGCGTAACCAAAGTCAATCTCCTGAACTGGGATTTTATTAAGGCGCGATTCAAGCAATGGATTAACAATTCTTTTATATTCTCATTCTCATCCGACCGCGCGATGACGCTCTATATCTTTGAATACATCACCAAAATCTCGCACAGTATCCCGAA